ATCTTGCCCGGCCAGCGTGCCGCTCGCAGCGGCGGCCCCCACCCCGCCCGAGTCGCCCCACGCGGCGGAGGGCACGGCGGCGCACGCGCTCGCGGAGATCGTCGCCCGTTTCGAGCTGATCGACCACGACGAAGCCGCCCGCGACCACGCCCTGAACCACTGGACGGCGAAATACGGCGAGACCTACGACATGGTGGACATGCTCCGCCATGTGGGCAAGTACGTGGACCAGGTGCGCGCCGACCTGGACGCTGAACCTCACTCCGTCCTGCTCCTGGAGCAGCGGATGGCGACCGGGGTCCCCGGCGTGTGGGGGACAGGCGACGCGGTGGTGGTCTCACCTCGCGCCGTCCGCGTCCTCGACCTCAAATACGGTCAGGGCGTGCCAGTGAACGCGGTCGGAAACCCTCAGCTCCGCCTCTACGGCCTGGGTGCCCTGAACGAGTTCGGAGACCTCCTGGGCACCGTCGAGGAGGTCAGCGTGACTGTCATCCAGCCTCGCCTAGGGTCCGTCTCCTCCGAGACGCTCACCGTCCAGGAGCTGCTCGAGTGGCGCGACACCGTGGTGCTGCCCGGGGTCCAGAAGGTCGAGGACGGGTCAGATGAGTTCGGTCCCGGCGAGGCGGCTTGCCGCTGGTGCCCCGTGGCTGGCGAGTGCCGGGCGCGTCGTGACTTCCTCGTCGCCCGCGACTTCGGAGACCCCGGCCTCCTGGACGACGAGGAGGTGGGTGCGGAACTGGAGCGCGTCGCCCAAATCCGCCACTGGTGCGACGCACTGGAGGGAGTCGCCTTCGACCGCATTTACACCGAGGGCCGGACCATCCCCGGCTTCAAGGTGGTGGCTGGCCGGGGTCGCCGTGTGGTGACTGACCCGGCGGCGGCTATCCAGACGCTGATCGACAGCGGGTACCAGCCCGAGCAGGTGGCGGAGTTCAAGATTCTACCGCTTGGCAAGCTGGAGAAGCTGGTGGGCAAGTCTGACCTCCCCGATCTGATCGGGGATTACATCACCAAGAAGGAGGGCAAGCCCTCCCTGGTGGGGGATGCGGACCCGCGTCCGCCTCTCACAGCCGCCGCGAGCGCTGCGGCGGACTTCGGGTAGACAACCCGGAACACAAGCGCTATACTAGGAGATGTGCCGGGGCCTTGAGCCTCGGCCCCGGCACATCTCACCGATTCACGATTACACGAAAGAGTTGATCACAATGGCTAATCCCCGCAAGGTTGTCACCCGCGCCGACGAGAACATTCGCCTCGGCTACGTCCACCTGCTGGAGCCTTACGCGGCCTCCACGGAGCAGGACCCGAAGTTCTCGTGTATGCTCATCATTCCGAAGACGGCGAAGCGCACGCTGGCGGCGATCAAGGCCGCTCAGCAGGCCGCGATTGAGGAGCAGAAGGCGAAGTTCGGCGGCAAGGTGCCGAAGAACCTGAGCACCACCCTCCACGACGGCGACGAGGACGCGGACCTGGAGCGCAACCCCGAGCTTGAAGGCTGCTACTACATGAACGTGTCGGCTAAGCGCCGCCCGGGCGTTGTGGACCGCGACCTCAACCCGATTCTGGACAGCACCGAGGTGTACTCGGGCATCTACGCGCGCGTCTCGATGTCCGCCTACTGCTACAACACCAACGGCAACAAGGGCGTGACCTTCGGCCTGGAGAATGTCCAGAAGGTCCGCGACGGCGAGATGCTGGGCGGCGGCGCGTCCCGCGCTGAGGATGACTTCGACGTTCTGGAGGACGACGAGGACGACATCCTGTAACATAGCCCCTGATGGGTCCCGACCCCCTCACCGCCTTCTTGGTCCTGGTGGTGAGGGGGTCCTTTCATCCCCTGGCTTGCATCGTAGCGCTTGGGTGTGCTATGCTGGTTCATGTCACCGCACGGGTGACCCCTGAACTGAAAGGACCAAGACCCATGCCCCGAACACATGGACTGCGTTCCACCTACGTCGCCGGGTGCCGCTGCGACCAGTGCCGCGCCGCCAACCGCGAGTACGGACGCAAGAAGTCGCGCATCACCGACTTGACCCCTGCTCACCGGGAGGCGCAGCGCGCCGCCCAGGAGGCCAGCGTGGAGGCCGCCACCCGCTCACACCGCCCCTGGGAGCAGTGGGAGGACGAGGTGGCCGGAGACTACTCCAGATCGATCTCGGAGATTGCCGCCGACCTCGGGCGCACCGTCTCCTCGGTGCGCAACCGCCGCGCCGTGAAGGGCCTTCGCGCCAAGTGGCACGCCGCCCACGTCCTCGAGGGAGGCGAGCAGGAATGAAGAAGTACCAGATCGACTGGGTGCAGTTCATCTGCGCCCTGATCACCGTCGTGAGCTTGGTCGGTGCCATCGTCGCCATGTTCATCTTCCCGCGCCAGCCCTGGCCGGTCGTCTTCCCGCTCCTGTGCGTCGCCGCCCTGTTCTCGGTGATCGTTGACGCGCGTATGGAGGGGCACGGGCGGAGGGGCCGGAAATGATTCCTCCCAGCCTTATCACCCCTGCCCCGGCCCCTGTCGTCGCGCTCCCGCACGACCTCTACGTGGACATTGAGACGTACTCGACCACCGATATTAAGCGCGGGGTCTACCGCTACAGTGAAGACCCGGAATTCCTCGTCCTCATGTGTGCGTGGGCGCTGGACGACGGTCCCGTGCAGGTCGCCGTCGGACGCGACGAGATCATGAAGATTCCCCACCTCCTCGACGCATCGAACGTCGTCGTGAGATTCGCGCACAATGCGCAGTTTGAGCGCGTGTGCCTCTCTCGATTCCGCGGACTACCGACTGGTCAATATCTCCCGCCTGAAGCCTGGGAGGATACGATGGCCCACATGGCGGAATGGGGATACCCGCAGTCCCTGGAGGGTGGGGCGAAGGCCCTCGGGGCCGACCCAAAGGACGGCGCGGGCGCGGCCCTCATTCGTTGGTTCTGCCAGCCGGACAGGAGCGGCAAGCGCCGCCTGCCGGAGGACCACCCCGAGAAGTGGGCGCAGTTTGTCGAGTATTGCCGCCAGGATGTGGCGACGATGCGAGACATGCGCCGCCGACTCCTGCGCCGTCACGGTCAGGACTGGCCGACCGATCACGAGCGCCGTGTGTGGATTGCCGACCAGAAGGTCAACGACCTGGGCATTAGGGTGGACCTCGATATGGCCGCGAGCGCGGTCGAGGCGGCGAGCGAGAACATGGCCGCCGACAAGGCCGAGGCCAAGGCCATCACGGGCGTGGAGAACCCAGGGAGCACGGCGCAGCTTCTCTCCTGGTTCGGTGGTCTCCTGCCTGACCTGAAGGCGGAGACGGTGCGCCAGGCGCTCACGCGCGACGATCTGACCGCCGATCAGCGCCGCGTCCTCGAGCTGCGCCAGAGCATGGCGCTGACCGCTCACAAGAAGTTCCAGACGGCGCTCGACGTGGCGAACACGGACGGGCGACTGCGCGGGAGCGTCCGCTTCTTTGGCGCGCACACCGGGCGGTGGGCGGGACGGGGCCTTCAGCTCCAGAACCTCCCGCGCGCGGGCTTTGAGTCCGAGGCCGCTCAGGACGCGGCTATCCTCGACCTGAACCTGGGTCTCGGTGCCGACCCCCAGACCCTGAAGGCCCTCGTCCGCCCGCTCCTGGTCGGTCCCTTCACCGTGTGCGATTACAGCGCGATTGAGGCGCGCGTGGTCGCCTGGTTGGCGGGCGAGTCGTGGGCGCTGGAGGCGTTCGCGGAGGGCCGGGACATCTACGTGGAGACGGCCAACCGTATGGGCGGCGGGATGGGCCGTAAGGAGGGTAAGGTGGCCGTCCTTGCCCTCGGCTACAACGGCGGCGTGGGGTCTTTGCGCGCTATGGGTGGCGACGCGCTGGGCGGCGAGGCCGTCCTTCAGCGCATTGTCGATCAGTGGCGCGGAGCGAACAGGAACATTGTCCGGCTGTGGGGTCGCCTGGAGCGAGCCTTCTACTATGGCGGGCAGGCGGGAGATCGTCTGACTGTGGAGGCGGACGGCTCCGACCGTCTGGTGCGCCTCCCGTCCGGTCGCGCGGTGGTGTATCACCAGGTGCGGGCCGGGCGCGACGGTCGCCTGTCGTTCCAGGACCCGAAGCTGCGCTGGAGGACGGAGACCTACGGTGGGCGGCTAGTCGAGAACGTCACGCAGGCGGTGGCCCGCGACGTGCTGGGCGCGGCGCTGGTTCGCCTCGTTGAGGAAGGCCACCGCGTGGTCGGCCACGTGCATGACGAGGTGATCGTGGAGTCGTCGCCGGAGTCGTCGCTGGCGGCTATTCGCCGGGTGATGGTGACTCCCACTGAGTGGTCGGAGGGCCTGCCGTTGGCGGCGGCTGGCTACTCGTGTGGTCGGTATCGGAAGGACTAGCGGGGTGTGGGGTGTAGGGTGTATCACTAGCGCTTTGGTGATGCACCCCGCGCCGGGTGCGCTATACTTAAATATGTCACCGCCCCGGTGACCCACACCGAAAGGACCAAGACCCATGCGTACCGTTATTGCCTTCGATCTGAACACCATGCGCGAGCTTGCCGACGAGGAGGTCCGCGTCCGCTCCGAGAAGATCGACTGGTGCGAAGCCGCCTACCGTGAGGAGGCCGTCCGCCGCGTCGAGGAGCGCCGCGAAGTCCAGCGGATGATCGAGGCGCAGGAGGCCGCTCGCCTCGTCCACCTGACCGCCATCGAGAACGTGGCCTTCGGAGCCATGACCGACATCTACATGGAGACGGTCGGCTACAACTTCACCGACAAGGGGCACGTCGGCAAGCTGGTTCACGATGTGCAGGCCGCGCTCGCGGCGTTGCAGCGTTACGCGCTCGCGGAAACCACGAAGTAGCGCTTGCACACCCCGCGCGAGTGCGCTATACTTAAATATGTCACCGCCCCGGTGACCCGCACTGAAAGGACCAAGACAATGACCAACTTCCGCACCTCCTGGGACCACACCAACCTCCACCTCGAGCACGTCACCGGCAATCCCTCCAAGCACTTCACCGGCGCGGTCTTCGCGGAGCGCTTCGAGGCCATCAGCCGGGGCCGCTTCTTCGTCGGCAACATCTCCGTCACCTACACCAAGGGCACCGGCTACCGCCTCATCCTCAAGGCCGAGGACGGGAACCGCCTCCTCGAGGTCACCGAGAAGAACACGATCGGCTACGACCGCGCCCTGACCATCGTCTCCGAGTGGATGAACCACCCGGTCAACCGCGACCGCCTCCCCAAGGCGAACCGCTAACCCACACCAGGGAGGCCCCACCACCCGGCGGGGCCTCCCGCCCAACACCCCTGAAAGGACACCATCATGGCAAACAAGATCGAGATCCCCGTCAACGACAACACCGGCAAGCTCATCTACTGGACCCGCAACCACAAGCTCGGAGTGCCCGGCAAGTTCGGCCTCATCCCCGCGACCAACGTCGACGTGATCAACATCGACCACCCCGAAGTCGCGGGCGCGCCCGGCCAGCAGATCGTCTACATCCTCGCGGAGGGCGTGCTGTACGCCTACGCCATCCCCAAGTCCAGCCTGGACGATCTGAAGGAGATCGGCCGCCAGATCGGCGGCGCGCGCGACATCGCCCGCATCACCCAGCAGCTCAACAACTGAGAAAGGACCAACGATCATGATCACCGCCGACCAGCTCCAGGAAGGACTGAACAAGCTCCGCGAGGCCGTCGAGGCATGGGCCTTCGCCCTGAAGGCGGTCCCGATCCAGCGGGGGCACCTCGTCCTCCCCGACGACGAGGTGACCGGCGAGTACCTCGCCAGCCTCCCGGTCGGCCTCACCCTCCACGAACGCGAGCTTGCCGCCGCCCGCCTGGACAACCTGATCACCATCCGACGCGAAACGAGCTGCTTCGTCCGCCTCCCGCTCAGCAACGAGCACAGCGGCAAGCTCATCACCTACGAGCTGAAGGCCCACGACGGCCACATGCACGTGACGTTTAACCTCTCCGCCCGTCCCGTCGATCCGGAAACCCTCTGAAAGGACCAAGACAAATGACCTCACGACAGATCGACATCCACGACCACCGAAACCTGACCGACCTCATCCGCCGCGCCGCCTACGCGGAAACCGTCTACCTGGGGGCCGCCGTCCTCCACCAGGACATGAACGTCGGCTACGCCGTCGCAAACATGTTCCCGGACCTCTGCGCCGTCGACCGGGGGATCATCGACGTGACCGTTAACGGGGCCGTCGAGCGGATCGCGCGGGAAGGCTCCGGCCTCGAGAAGACCCTGATCTTTGACATCCCCGCCGACGAGAGCCACCACCGCGAGCCGCTCCTGGCCGTTGTCGAGCTGTACGGGTACGAGCCGATGGCCCCGAACGTGAACAAGGGACTCAGGACGCAGGTCCTCGTCCGTCTCACCCAGGCCAACCCGGACATGCCCGGCGTGAACGAGCAGACCGTTCAGGACATCGTGAACATGCTGAACGTCTCGGACAAGATGCGGGCGGGCATGTCCGCCTACACCCTCACTGGCAACGCACAGTCCATCCGCGACAGCTTCTAGTCCGCGGACTCCGAAAACTGACCACACCTGAAAGGACCAACCATCATGACCGACTACGGCCACAGCCCCCAGGACCTGCTCCTGCGCGTCGCCTCCGAGAAAGCAGCCGTCTACGGCATCTCCTGGCGTAAACGAGGCGAGGCCTTCTCCATCGTCCCGAACGTCGCCCGCAAGGTCGACCGCCTGGGAGCGCCCGGCGCGGGCGACACCGAACTAGACACGAGGATGGACCTCGTGAACTACCTCGCGTTGTACGTCGGTTGGACGTGGCGAAACATCGTCGGCTCCTACACCGCGCACGCCCCGGCCCTCGTCGCCCGCCCCGCCCGTATGGGCGACCTCGATTACGAGACGGGCGCGAACTACGACGTGGCAGCCGCCGCCCGGGTGATCGAGCGGTGCGCCGCTATCGTTAGGGTCCCCCGCGTCACCTGCCCGGACGAGCAGCTTATCAAGCTGGTTCAGCTCACCCTCGAGGAGCTGTGTGACGAAGTGCTGAGCCGCGAGCGCAGCATGGACCGCAGCTTGGTGATCCTGAGCCGCCTCCTCGGGCATGCGTGGGAGCTATACCGCCGCGAGTGGGACAGGGCTGTGGTATCGTAGCCACCACACAAGACGAGGCCCCTCCAAGCCGATCAGCTTGGAGGGGCCTCCTGCTATGCCGCCTACAGCTCGTCCCAGCCTTCCGGGAGGGGCGGGCGGCGTTACGCCCGGCTGCGCTCGCGGCTCAGGCTCAACAGCAGGCGACGCTAGGACCGTGGTCGGCTCCAGCAGCTCCGCGATAGTCACGTGCTGGCCCTCCACCAGGTCCATCTCGCGCTCAGCCAACAGGCCCGATGGTGTGTACACACGGAGCCTGTACCGCCCAGGGTGCAGGCTGGCCGAAATCGGCGTGCGAACACCCGCCGCGAGATTACCCGCGACGAGCACGTTCCCGTCGGCCATCCGCGCCGGGTCCGGGATGGGCTTCGCGTGAACCGTCATGGGGACGATACGCCCGGTGGGGGTCTGAACTGACCCCTCAATGAAAGCAGTCATGACGACGCTCCTATGGTCGAGAGCGTATCCCGGAGCGCTTCATGCTCCGCCCACGCCGTCTCCTGAATACCGTCGATCCGAGCGCCCAGGTCCCGCATATCGCGGTCCTGGCGCTCGGTAATATTGGTGAGCACCTGACCGTGGGAGGCGAGCACCTGGCCGTGCGCGTCCAACGTCGAACGGAAGCCCTCTTGGTTCTGTTCGATGCGGCGCACCGCGTCCTTGATGCTGCCCCCATGATTCGGGGTCACCTCGTGGTGTACTTCGGACAGCGAGGCCTCCAGCGCGTCCAGACGCCGGTCTATTTTCCCCGCGATAGCCTCCAGCGCGGCCGATGTTTCGGCCTGCTCGCGCTCGGCGCGGGCCTTGCCGACCTGCTCCCGGACCAGGAGCGCCTCCGCCTTAGCCTTCTCTCGCCCCCACTTCATGCCAGCGAGGACGGACACAGCCGTCACCAGGCCGCCGAAGGCAACTCCGGCGGCGCTGATGACGGCCACGACCTCGCCGGGATTCACTGGGGCGAGTCCTCCGTGTCGCGCTCCCCGTAGATCGGGGACTCGTAGACCCCGCCCGTGTGAGACGCGGCGATCACGAGAGCGATCAGACCCAGGGCCTTGTCCGCCACGTCGAGCCAGTGCGTGGACTGCTCGGGCGTGACGTACCCGTAGGCCATGCCGAGCGCCAGGAGCGCTGCGACGATGCCATAAATGGCCTTGCGGCGGGCAGGGGTGAGAGCCGCCCACCGGGTGCGATCAGTCGTGAGAGCGTGCTTCGGTGCGCTCATGATTACCATCCTCCATTCAGCAGCGCCTGCTGCATTGCTTCGACCGTCGGAGACGGTGCGTCCAGGCATCCGTCGCCTTCCAGTCCGTACCGTGCGGCGAGTGCGTTCGCCGTGTCCGGCCCCATGAGGCCGTCTGCCTCGACACCGAGGGCCGTTTGCATGGCATCGATGAGGAGGGAGCCTTCCGCGACCTCGGTGGGCACAAACTCCCAGCCGGTCGTGCAGCCGGGCAGGCTGTCGCGGTTCACCGCCGCCTGGGACGACACCACGCCGTCCACGGTCGTGCCCAGGACACCCTGGAGGAGGCGGGTCGTCGCGTCGCCCCAGTAGCCGTCGACGGCGGGCTGGTGGGCGGCGGTGGGGACGATGCTCGCGCCGCGCAGCGCAGCCAGCGTCTGGGGGCCGGGAATACCGTCGATCTCCAGGCCGCCGTTAGCCTCCTGGAAGGACTTGATGGCGTTGTACGTCTGTTCGCCCAGGATGCCGTCCGCGCCGTCCTCGCCCAGGTCGTAGCCGCGCGCCAGGAGCTGGGTCTGGACTTCGCGCACGTAGTCCTCGCCGTAGGCGTTCGGGTTGTAGCCGGTGCCGTGGCCGTAGGTGGACACGCCGCCCGTGTCCGACCCCGTGTAACGCAGAACGCAGTCCCACGGGTAATCGTAATAGGGCTTGACGTTGGTCTCGTTGGCCTGGTCGCCGGACTGTCCGCCCGCGATCTCGCCGCGCTCGTCAATCGAGGCCTGAGCGAGCAGACCGCCACCCAGGTAGACCGCGACGTGGTTGGCGTGGTTAAGCAGAATGTCGCCGCGCTCCAGGTCGGTATCGGGGTCGAGCAGGTCCCAGCCGCGAGCGGTAAGCTCACGGGCCATGTTGCCCGTGTAGGTGGCGTTGCCGGTGTCGAAGCCGCGCGCCTTCAGCACGCCGATAACGAGCGCCGAACAGTCGGTTTCTCCGCCCACGCGGAGGTCCCATCGGTTCCACTGGTCGTAACCCAGGTCCCCGTAGGAACACCACCATTCCATGTCGTAAGCAAATGCGTCGATGTCTGGCATTTTGTCAGTTCTCCTTCTTGTCCTTGAGTGCCTGCCGGAGGCCGAAAAGCAGGTGCTCGTCGGTCACAGCGGACAGGTCTTCTCCCACCTCGGGCGGGACCTTGGCAAGCGCCAGGTATCGCGCCTCGAAAGCGTCTTCGTACACGTCGGCAATCGACTGTTTGCCCGTGTTGTCGGCATTGGAGACGATGATATTACGCCAGGAGGCCTCCACCTCGTTCTCCGTCATGCCCAGCGTCGCCGCCAGAGCAACGGCGCGCTCCTTCAGTGCGGCATCCTTCGTCACCGCGATCAGTGCCCGGCTTGTTGCAGCCATTTCTGCCCCCTTCTAGGCCTTGATAATGTAGCCCACCGCGTAGAACGGCGGGAGGTTGTTGTGCGGCTGGTTGCCACCCGCAGCCGCCGCGTCCAGGTAGCCGAGCTGGCCAGACCCGGACCCCGCCGCGACAGTCCACTTGCCGCCCGAGCCTGCATCAGACCGCCAGATACCCACGCCACCAAACCACGAGCTGTCGTAACCCTGACCGATGACTTTGTGATTGTGGAAGGGCATCTCAGCGATGGTCAGGGTGTGAGTCTCCTCGCCGCCCGTCTGCGCTCGCGGGTGGGAGGCAGACGACCCCATGAGGAAACGGCCCCGCAGGTCAGGCACGGCGAAGTCTGCACCCGTGCCCGTCGCGCCCAACACGGCGGCCAGCGCCGGATACTGCGCCTTCTTGTAAGCGGCCCCGTCGCACAGGAGCCACCCGGCGGGAGCCTTCGCGCCCGCGTAGGCCACGACGGTGCCCACCGGGGCGGACGATCCGCCGTCGCCCGTCTGGGTCTCGCGCACCGTCCCGAGCAGGTACAGGCGGCGGTTGACGCTGACCGTCCAGACGCGGCGGCCCGTCTTCAGGTCGCCCGCAAAATTGATTGGGTCAGCGGACAGGGGTGTTGCGTCGCCATCGAGCTGCACGCGCAGCGGGTCGGTGCCCACCACGACGGCCCACCGGAAGACAGGCGCGAGGTCGAGACGGGCGCGCAGCCCCGCCACCACATTCATGAGGTAATCGAGCGTCGTCATAGGTCTGTCACCTCTAGGAGCTTGGTCTTAACGAGTGCGGTGGGGTCCAGCGTGTACTCGATCTCCTTGACCACGCCCTGCGCCGTGTGCCCCTGGCTCGAAAAACTAGCCACCTGGTTAGGCTGGATCGGCACCGGCATGTGCTGGATTGTGATCGACGCGGACGGCGTGGACACGTCGATGAGGCGGCGGCGCGCCTGCGCGTCGATGGACTCTTGGTTGGCCGCCTCCACGCCGGTCTGCGTCTCCACGATCCACCGACCGCGCGACGGGTAGGAGTAGGCGCTGGCGGGGTCCTCGTTGGTCGCCACACCCACCAGCGCGGCCTTATCCTGGCTACCCTCGGACACCAAGACCACCTTGTTAGGGACGCTGGCTGCGTCCAGCTCGCGCTCCCACTCAGGCAGGTGGATGGAGCGAGCGCCCTCCCGGAAGTCATAGGCGACACCGCGCGCCGCCGGGCGCACGTAGGGGTCCAGGTGGACCTGGCCCTCACCGTCCGGGTGTGCCGACCAGTAGCCCGCCGCCGCCAGCAGCTCGTTAGCGATAGTCAGACGCGACTTGCCGGGATCGTACACGATGTCGGAGGACGCGGTGGCCGTCGAGGGAGTGATGGACAGGCGCTCTAGGCCGGTCTCCCGGAGGAGGCCCGCCGCCACGTCGATCAGATTAGACCCGGCCTTCACGGTGTATGTGCGGTCCACGCAGTCCGCGTCCGGGAGGGCCAGCGGGGAGGACAGGTCCACGCTCCACGTGGACCCCGCCTCACCATAGGAGCGCGTAGGGGCAGACAGGAGGAACACGCCGAGGCCCCACGTCTGACCGTTCGCCGTGTAGTCGATGCGGACGCGCTGGGTCATCCAGTCGATGTGACCGCACGCCTCGGTCAGGCTCAGGCTCCCGGACGCGCGCAAACGAGTGGAGTTGCTCAGGGTGATGTTCCCGCCGGTCACGCCGTCCAGACGACGAACCACACGGTCACTCCAGTCCAGGAGCGTGACCGTGTAGTCCGCTTGCCGATGCGTGTCGAGGGCGCTCACTCTTCGATCTCCCTCACCGTCGACGCGAGAGCGTCCCTCGACAGCTCAATCAGGCCACGACGGGTAATCAGCGGACCCCGGCCTTCCAGGAACCATAGGGCCGCCTCGTCGTTGGAGCCTTCCGTGGGGAGGACCTCGCAGGCGACGATCCAGGCACCCGCCAACGCCCGCCCCTGATGCTTCTCAGCGATCACGGCGGCAATGGCGTTTTCCACCTGGTCAAGCCCGTCACTCATGGTCCACCTCCTCGACCTCCAGCTTAACACTCCACTTGCCGGACAGCGCCCGGTCAGCGGTGAAGTCTCTGACCGAACAGTAAACCCTGCGGCCCATCGGGTCGCGGTACAGGAACGGCCCCGGCATGTAGGACAGCTCCTCCAGCCGCTGGATCATCCAGAAGTCCTCATCGAACAGGGTGGCGGACAGGCTCAGGGTCTTTGTCCGATGTCGTCCGGCCATCTCCACGGCCTTCTCCCGGCCGACGAAACGGTGCAACTTCCGGTTAGCGAGGCCGGTCTTGCACGAGTGCAGCGGGTCCCACCGCAGCGGGACGGTGAAGCCGAAGTTCTGGCCCCCGCCAATCCACATGGCCCACGACTCCAGGACCATCTCATCCGTCGTGACCGCCGACGACGGCAACGTCGACGTGGCGGTCACGCGGTATGCCGCCGCCCCATGACTGACCGACTGGTAGTCGAGGAGCTGGCCCGACACGGGCAGGTCCTCGGTGATCGTCGTCCAAGACCTACCGCCGTCGTCGCTGCGCTCCACCCTGTTGCGCACAGCGGCGGGCTTACCCGCCTCCGGGGCCGGGTTCACCACGCGGACACGCACGCACCCCGCCAGGTCGTCCCACTCCGGATACACGCGCGGGGCCGGAGGCTTCTCATAGGCCACGGCAAACGTCTGGTTGACGATGCGGGACTGCACGCCGTGCGCGTTCGTCGCAACCACAACCACGCGGTAAGTGCGACCGTTCTCCAGGTAGGTGTTCAGGCGGACGCGGGTCAGCGGCCCGCGCACCTCCTGCGTCTCCACCAGGTTGTTGCCACCCAGGTACAGCTCCACGCGGGCACTCGCCTGCGCCACACCGCCGTTAGGCGAGTACGCCCAGGCGACCTCCACGAACGACGTTTTGACCGTCTGGGAGGGGGACTGAATCGACACGACGGGACGCGGCTCGACGTAGAACGTCGCCCGGCGCGAGACAGGGGACGCATCCGCATGCAAGCCCCACGTCTTCACCCAATACTCGTAGGTTCCGACCTGGAGGACTCCCACCGTCGCCTGCTGCGCGGTGTCGCGGCGGTCGAACGTCGGCCCCGGCGTATTCGTCGCCTTCTTCAGATACTGAAGGGAGTAGCGCGTCTGCGGGCTGGAGTCCGTCGGATTATGCCGCCAGGTCAGAATCACCGGATCGTCCGACGGGAAATACACGCCATCCGAAGTCGGCTCCGGGGTGTTCGGACGCGCCAGGAGCTGCACCACGTTGGACGGAGCCGACTTCGCAGACTCCACCGTCCCGCCCACGCACACGACGCGGTACTGGTGGGTCACGTCCAGGCGCGGGTTGCGGTGCAGCAGGAAAGCCTCCTCCGTCTTCAGCGAGGCCTTCGTGAGCAGCGTATTACCGTCGTAAATATCCCACCTGGTCGGAGTGTACGGGGCCTTGTTCTCCCACGTGATCAGAATGTCGCCGTCCGCGTTCTTCTCCGCCCGGACGTTGACCGGCGCGGGCGGGGTCGTGAACACCGGCTCCGCCTCAGCATACGCCGAACCGCCCGCGCTATTCTCCGACTTCACGCGATAGACGTACTTGTGCCCAGCGGTCACATTGAAGGTCGCCAGGGAGACCGCATTTTTGACCGGAGCGACAACTTCCCAGTCCGCGGACTCATCCACCCGCCGCTCGACCACGTAGTTGTCGATGGGGTTGGACTCGCCCTGGGGCGGCGCGATCCAGTCAACCGTGATCTGAGAGTCGTTCACGCGGGTGGCGTGGGCGACCGTAGGGGCGTTCGGAACGTTGACCGGACGTGCGGGCAGCGTCAGGTAGTTTTCTACCGCCGGGTTGCCGCCGTTCCAGATCGGCCCGAAGCTCGCGCCGATGCCAATCGTGGTCTCCTGCCCGTACTTCAGGGGCACGTTGAAGGACCACTGGCTTAGCTGCTTGTAGACCGTCTGCCCGTAGCCGGACGAGAAGCTGAACGCCTCGGAGCCTTCGCCCGAGTAGCCCCACCAGCGCCACCGATTAGTCCAGTTGTGGCCGTACCCGTCCGAACAGGCGGTCACAGTCGCGGTGACCGTGACCGACCCGCTGGCCGGGTCGCCGGACCAGTCCAAGGCAATGCCAATGAACATGTAGCCGCTAGAAGCGGACCATACGGTAGCCATACGCTGACCGTCCCTTCCTGTTAGAAGCCTGCGCCGAGGAGATCGCGGGCGCGCGTGCGAGAAGCCGGAGCCAACGCGTCATTCACAGCGCCCCTGGCCGCCACCCGCATGCGTGCCATCAGCTGGCCGTCCTCGTCCACGACCACCAGCGTATCCGGCCCGCCAGCCTGCGCGGCGCGGTTCTGAAGCGCGTCCCACTGACCGGACGTAAAGACCGGCTCCGGCTTGCCCGTCTTATTCAGGACCGTGGTCAGGCCAGGCTGGAGATAGCCGCCGTTGTCAAACTTGTACGTGCCAGCCGTGGGGGACCCCCAGATGCCCGTTTCGCGCACGAAAGCGCCGGGCTTAGGTGCCTCCACCATCATGCCGTTACCGGACGAAATGGCGACGTGCCAGGCGGGATTACCCCAGTACAGGAGCGTGCCGGGGACGTTGACGTTGCCCGCGCTGGAGCCAGACTGGTAGCCAGCCGCCGTCAAGCGGGGAATCGAACTGCCCATCTGGTGCGCCGCCCAGTAGACCAGGCCGGAGCAGTCGAGGCCCGGCGGGATGGACGAGCCGCCCCACACGTAGGGCACGCCGATGGCCTTCCTGGCGGCGTTGACGATGCCGACCGCGCCCATTGTCTCGGTCTTGCCCTTCAGCCAGTTGGCGAAGCCGTCGATCCAGATGCCGGGGACGGCGCGCATCGAGTCCGAGATCATGCCCGTGCCGGGCAGATTAGCCATGAGGGCGTTCACCGGGGCCTTGATGAAGTTCGCCACCGCGCCGATGGGGTCGGCAATGATCTTGCCCATCGTGTCGGCTGCGTCCTTGATCCAGTCCCAGCCACCCTTCACCGTGTCCCAGATACCGCCGTTCGCGTAGGCCGCGAACTTCACGCCCGTGTCCCCGCCGGGGATGTAGGAGGAGTGCGCTCGGGCCGCCGCGTTCATACGCGCCACAGCCTCGGGACCACCCACCGCGCGCACCCACTCAGGGCGCATGATGGCCTCGCCACCGGACAGGGCGAGCGCGCCGCCACCATCCGGAGAGAAGAAGTGGAACACGTCGCGGCCAGGCGTGTAGCCAGGCAGGACACCACCCGAGGCGTACTCGGCGATAGGCGAGACCGCCGGAAGACGGAAGGACAGGCCCAGCTTCTCGGCCATCGAATCCGCCGTCTTCTTGATACCCGAGGTGTACACGGTGTTGATAATGAAGTTGATGGGCTTGGCGACCACGGACTTAACCGAGGACCAGATGTTCGCCACGCTGTCCTTCATCGACTGGAAGGCCGACTGGATGCCGCCCGTCACCGTCGAGATGATCGACTGGAGCGTGCCACTCATCCACGTGGCCACGTTGTTGATCGAGGTCTTGATGCCGTCCCAGATCGACGTGATGGCCGTCCAGAGTGCCTGCGCGCCTGCCTTGATGCCCTCCCACACGGTCGAGATCACGGGCAGCACGTAGGACTGGAACCAGCCCGTCACCGTCTGCACCGTCGTCTGGATACCCGTCCACACGGCCTGGATGCCGTTCCACAGAAGCTCCGCCCCGGCCTTGATGCCGTCCCACACGGCGGTAATCACCGGGAGGACGTAGGACTGGAACAGATCAGCGGCGACCTGCACGCACGTCTGGATGTAGCCCCAATAGGCCTGGATGCCGTTCCACAGAAGCTCCGCCCCGGCCTTGATGCCGTCCCACACGGCGGTAATCACCGGGAGGACGTAGGCCGTGAAGAAGTCCGCCACGGTCTGCACCGCCGTCTGGATGCCTCCCCATGCCGCCTGCATGTACTCCCACAGCGTGGCGACACCCGTCTTGATGCCTTCCCACGCGGTCTGGATATAGGGCCACACGTAGGTCACGATGAAGTCCGCGATCCCCTGGAGGACGGCCTTCCACGCCTCGATGTACAGGGCGATAGCTGTCACGACCACCCACACGGCGATCTTGATGCCCTCCCACACCGACTCAAATACTGGCAGGAGGTAAGTCTTGAACCAGTCGATGACCGAGCCGACGGCGGACTTGATGCCCGCCCACATGCCGTCAATAAAGTTCCTGAACGTCTCGCTCTTGTTGTAGGCGACGACGAAGGCGGCGACCAGCGCGCCGATAGCCACCACGATCAGGCCAATCGGGTTGGCATCCATAGCGGCGTTCAGGAGCCACTGCGCGGCGGTGTAAGCGCCAGTAGCGACCTTGCCAGCCACCATAGCGCCCTTCTGGGCCACCCAGGCGGCGGTCGTGCGGCCCACCTGCACGCCCTGCTGAACGATGCTACGCAGGAAGTCACCCGCGTACATGGCCTTCAGCGCGACGGTCTCCGCCAGGTCTCCGGCCTTGGCGACCTTCGCCGCCGTCCACGCCGACACCTGACCCCACACCTGCGTCGTCAGGGCAATCAGGCTCATGGTGCCCGTGACCGTCTTCCAGGCGATAAAACCACCCACCACAGACTCCAGGATCACCTTATTCTGGATGAGTGCGCCGAAGAAGCTCCCGAGCATCCCCCAGAACGGCGAGGACACGACCGCGCCCAGGAAGTTGGACACGCCAGGGATCACCGTCGTAGACAGGAAGCCCCAAATGTCCATGACGTTATCCCTGACCGATAGAATAAAGTCGATAAGACCCGAGTCCTCCTCGACCCCGAAGAAGTTCCCGTCAAAGTTGCCATTAACCGCGAGGTCAAAGAACGACTGCACGCCGGGAACCAGGGTCCCCGTCACCCAGTTGTACAGGTCCAGGCCGGTGTCCTTGATCGTGGTCAGGGCAGTGATGACACCCGAGTCCGACGCGAGGCCGAACAGGTTGCCGTCGTAGCTGCCCGTGGTGACCAGCGTCCAGATCGACTCCAAAGCGGGGAACAAGGAGTTGTTGATCCAGCCGAAGGCAATGGTCGCGCCCTCAGCGACCACACCCATGAAGTCGGTCAGCGCGGGCTTGATACGGTCGACAATCTCCATGCCGCCCGTGACGAGCGCGGCCTGAAGGTTGCCCCACGCACCCTCAATCGTGCTGGTAGAAGTTGCGGCCTCCCGAGCAACGTCGGTGAAACCAAGGTCAAGAATCGCCTGGTTAAATTCCTGGGCGGTGATCTCGCCCTTCTGCATGGCATCACGGAAGTTCCCCGTGTACGCGCCGTTCTTGAGCAGGGCCTCCTGGAGCTTGCCAGACGCGCCGGGAATCGCGTCGGCCAACTGGTTCCAATTCTCGGTGGTCAGCTTTCCCTGACCCGCCGTCTGGGTCAGCACCATACCAACCGACTTGAAGGTCTCGGCGTTGCCACCGGCCACGGCGTTCAGGTTGCCCGCCGCCTCCGCCAGCTGGTCGTACCCTTCCACGCCGTTGGCGGCGAGCTGCGCCGTGATGTTCTGGATGTCGGAAAGCTCGTACACGGTATCGTCCGCGTACTTCTTCGTACTAGCGGTCAGCTTCTCGATCTCATCCGACGCGACACCAGCGAAAGACAGGGTGTTCTTGAATTTGTCGGTCGCGTCACTGGCCGCCAAAGCCTCGCGGGCAACGTCCGCAAAGCCCACCACGGCACCGATAGCGCCCATAGCGCCGAGGGCGAGCGCACCGGCCTTGGCCGCGCTCTTGAAAGCACCGCCAAGGCCGGACTCGATCTTCTTCTCAGCGGGCTTGGTATCGACGTCGCCCAGCTCCTTGCGGACGGACTCGTTCAGGCCCTTCAGGGACGGCGCGATCTGAATCCACGCCGTACCGAGGCTAAAGCCGTTTTCCGCCACAATCCGCTCCTAACTGTGCGCCGCGACCCACCGTCGCGCCCGTTCCTCACGCCTCTGGGCCTCCGCCTCCGCCCGCTCGAACCAGCCAGGCTCAGGCGGGGCGACCGGCTTGGGCACGTCGCCCTTCTTTCCGCCCAATGACGTAATGATTATACCCTCCAGACGGTGGTTAGCGGCGAAGGTAGCCGCTACCTCGTCCGTCCAGGCCGCTGCTCCGCCCATGCGTTTGCGGAGCAGCGACCCGGATGGAAGGTTGTCGATCAGCACCTTGACACGACGCAACGACAGGCCTCCGGTGAAAACCTCCGTCAGGTCAAGGTTGTATGTCATCTGGAAGTCGGCCTCCAGCACCTCCCAGTGGTCCTCCAGGAAGGTGGCGAGGCCGATCAGTTTCCCTGGCGCAGGGACTGGAAGACTTCCTGGGTGAATTCCACGACCTTGGAATATCGGAGCTTGCCGGACTCCTCACGGAGGGCGGTCAGCGCGGCCTCGCGCTCCTCCTCGTCCGGGATGAGGCACTCCAGCATGGGGCGGTAGTCGCCGTTTTCCATTGCCACCATTGCGTCGAAATCATCGACGTTCACGGGGTCAACGTCCAGGGCAATGCCCATCACCTCGACGTGGATGGGCTGCGGTGCTCCGGTGTCCTTCTTGGACTGTGCCTCGCGGCGCGCCAGCTCAGCGGCGGAAGGGGCCTTGGTGGTCTTGCGGGCGGTGGTGGTCTTGGTAGCCATGATGATCTGTTCTCCTAAATAGGCTATCGGTTAAATTATCTGTTCTCCAGGGGTGTGATGCCCACCCGCGCGCCGGGAGAACAGACACGGCGCGCGGGTGGGAGACCAGGGGTCAGACGACCTTCAGGCCCTCCTCGTCGGTCAGCAGGACATAGCCGTCCAGAACCTCAAGGTTGTACTCGTACACGGTCAGCTCGCCGACCTTGTACGAGATGTCGCTGCGCTCGCCCAGCTCCAGGCGCTTGAAGACGTAACGACGCTGCTTGCCGGTGGACACGTCGAACAGGTCCGCCACGCCCACGAGGCCCTCGACCTTGCGGGAGGTCGAAACCTCCATACGGGTGATCGAGGACGTACCCGCCGTGACCTTCTCAGTCTTCAGCACGCCCAGGTAACGCTTCAGGAGTTCCAGCTTGGACTCCAGGAGCGAGGCCTTGAACGTGGTCGAAGACTCGGACATGTACGTGCGGACAACGCCGTGGCCCTGATGGCCTCGCACCTTGTCCACAGAATCGGACATGCCCAGGCCCATGCCATCCTCGGACAGCCAGCCCACATCGACCATGACCGCAGGCATGGCGGTGGTCAGGTTGGTGATGGTGGACAGGTCGGTCCCGGCGGGACCGAGCCACAGCGTGTCCTTCTCGGACCCCGCCATGAACGCGAGATCAGCATTAGTCTTGCTCATGCTGCAACTCCTAACTTCGCAGTGACTTGGTACGTCGCCGTGTAGCGACGCAGGTCCGTGTCGGGGTCGGGCAGCTCCGCCGGAGCGGGCGACTGCACGACGGCCACGGGGCCGTCCGCGCTCGGGAGAGCGTGGACAGCATCTCCGACGCGGCGGGCAAGCTCGCCCGCCCACCACGAGGTGGCCGCGTAGGAGTCGATGGTGATCTGGGCGGTGTAGAGCACCCGGTCATGCTGGCCGGGGCCTCCCGTCGCCAGAACGAGGACGTAGGGGTGAGGGTCCTCCTCGGTGGAGGGGCGCACGCCGCCCACCGTGGTGCCCTTCAGCTCGCCCTCGAGACCCTGGACGACACCAGGGCGGTTCAGGTAGTCGATCACCAGCTTCTGGAGATCGGGGAGTGGGTGGCTCATCGTTAACCCCTTCCTACGGCGCGTTCCAGCACGTGGTTACGCGCCTGGTTCTTACGGGCCTTGTACGTTTCCGGGAGGACGTAGGCGCGGGCGCGATCCTTACCCACGCGCACGCCGGAGGTGAAGCCCTCGCCCGCGCGCGAGGCGACCTCCGCCGCCTTCCTGGCGAGCAGGGCCTGCACCTCCGACCCCTTCAGAAGGGCCTCCGCCGTCCTCTTATTGGGCTTGAACTTAACGCTCACGCGGGGCCTCCTTCCTGAGTCGCAGATATACCCCCAGGGGGTACCCTACCAGGGAGCCGACCGGCTCCCACACGCCACCACGCAGACGCACCCGGTCACCAGGCAGAACCGAGGCCGGAGCCTCGTCCCGATTATCCCAGTAGATCGTCACGTCCTCACGGGTGCCGTAGTCCTCGCCCGTATCCGGGCGGTTCTCGGACTCCGTGGTGGCGACCAGGACCGGGGCCAGCGCGATCTCCTGAACGTCATGCGTCCGGAAAGCGACCCCCAGGGGGTCACGCTTCGGCTCCGACCTGCGCAACAGCGTCGCCGGTTCCTTCCATGCCTCCATGACGCTCACGAGCGACCCCCAAACAGGGTGTCCGCGCACCCGAAAAACGAGGCCGTCGCACCGTTGATGTCGTCGCGGTCCTGCCTCGTAAGAAACAGGTCCCCGCTCGGGGTCGACCACGACGTGGACATGGTGAACGGCCCCGTCGTCTGGGTGACCTGGGATGCGTCGCCAGCCACGCCCGCCGGACGCTGACGCAAAGCGCGGGCGACTACGCGGCACACGACCGCCACCCGCACCGACTCCGGCGCGTTCTCCCAGCCCGCGCAGCGGTGCCGGATAAGGTCGCTCGCATCCTCCAGGAGGACCTGAGCGCGCGCCGGAGCCGCGTCCACCACCCGAAGGTCCTCGGGGGACAGACGGTCGCGCAGATCGTCAAGCGTGGCGAAGGCGAGGGCGGTCACGTCAGACCAGCTCCTCGTCGGCCTTCTTGCCGGACTTCTTGCCCTGCTTCTCGTCCCCGGCCTCAGCCTCGGGAGCGATCAGACCCAGGTCAGCCGCGCGAGCCGCCAGCTCGCGGACCTCGCCCGCCAGCTTCTCGTCGGTAACCGTAGCCGACCCCTCGGTGAACTGGACGCTGCCCGAAGGCAGGACCAGGAGCAGCTCAGGGTAGATGGATGAGTAGATGTTCACGGTGTTCTCCTCGATGGTGGACCGGCGACGGGGCCGATGCTCAAGGCCCCGTCGCCGGAGACGATCACGACAGCTTCAGCTTGCCGTGGTGCATCTCGGAGCCGTAGGACAGGCCAATCTCGCCGTAGAGCTGGACGCGATCATACGCGCCCGTCTTGGCGAGAGGCTCCGCGAAGAAATGGCCCTTACCCGGAATCTCCAGGAAGACCGGGGCGCACTCATCGAGGGAGGCGACCACCAGCGTATCGGCGGGCATGTTTCGGTCGAGCATGATGTTGCACGCACCGAAATCAGTTTCGATGGTCTGGACGTTCACGCCGCCGACCGTGCGGGACGACTCGCGGTAGGAGTTGTCCTTAATGAAGACCTTGGACAGCGCTCGCTTGAGCTTGCCGCCCGTGATGATCGTTCGGGTCTCACCCTGCTGGATGCCGCCCTTCTCCCAGACCTTCTGCATGAGGTCCAGAACCAGGTCCTCAGTCAGAGCGCCGGTGCCCGCCACGACGTTGGTCGTGATGGCCTCGAGGAGGCCACGGGTCTTGCGCGGGGTCGTGTTGTCGGTGGGGTCCTGGAAGGCACCCACCAGGAACGACTTGTTCACGTCGCGCGCGATCTGCTTCAGGCCCTGGTCGATCTGCCACAGCATCTCGTCCTCGGGCAGGGTCACGTCGCCGATGGTGACCGTCTTCTCGCCGCCCGTGGAGCGCTGGCGGGTGACAGCCTGGCGAGTGTAGGACAGCTCGATGGCCTCCTGGTGAATCTCCAGGACGTTGCGGTTGGTGGAGCGCACGCGCTCCTCCGCCGTGGGGGCCTCCTGGCCTTCCTTGCGCTGGCGATTCTCGTCAGCGTCGCGCAGATCGTAGGTCTGCCACTCGTAGAGGGTGGCACCGGCAGAAACGCCGCCGGTCAGGCCGCCGATAGCGGACAGGAACGGGGTGTCCTCGGGGGACACGGCGAAAAGCTCGCCGACGTAATTGGGCAGGTTGTAGGTCGTACCCTGACCAGTGATACCGGCCATTGTTTCCTCCTAGATCAGGTTGGAGACAGACGCGAGCTTCGCCAGCTTCAGGCGGGAGACCGCGTTCGTGTCGTTGTTCGCCTCGGCACGGACGAGCATCTCGTCCACGCTGAGGACCTCCCCGCCGGGGTTCTTCGTCCCCACGGTGGGGAGCGTGGGCGTGGAGGCAGCCCCGGCGGGTGCCGGGGTGGACTTGGCGAGGCCCGCCAGGGCCTCATTCAGAGCCTCAAGGTCCGCGTCGTCGCGGATGAAAGACCCGAGCGAGGCCGGGATGCCCGCCTTCTCCAGGCGCTGCGCGCGCTTCGCTTCGCGCTCGCGGGCCTCCTCGCGGTCGCGCATCTCCTGGAGCTGCGCCTGAAGGGCCTCGACGCTCGCCTGGAGCGCCTTCACCGCGTCCGGAGTGCCCTCAGTGGGTGCCTCGGGCGCTTCGGGAGCATCCTCAGCGGGTGCCTCGGGCGCTTCGGGGGAGTCCGCGGACTCCTCGGAGACCTCCTCAGCCGGTGCCTCGGGCGCTTCAGGCGCTTCGGGAGCGTCCTCAGCGGGCGCTTCAGGCGCTTCGGGAGCCGCCGGAGTGGCCTCCGGTGCCTTGGGAGTCTGATCGACGGCGGGAGCGGCCTCCTGCGCCGCCTCCGTGGCCGTGGCCGTGGCCTTAGCCTTCTTCTTCTTCATTGCTGTTCTCCTTCTCCCGAGAAGCCGCGAGCTTCTCAAGCCTGCGCGAGCGGAGCGCCCGCGAAGGACGATCCACACCCTGACCATCCGAGAACATTTCGGGGTGGCCGTCCCGCATATACGCCGTAATTATACGCCCAGATGGTGCCTTCACACCATCTTTCACCGCAGCACGGCGCGCCGACAGGTACGCCGCGTACATATCGTCCGGATGGTAACCGGGCAGCGCCTTGTGCTCCCAGTCTGGCACAATGCGACAGTTGCATGAGTCGTGGTACTCGTGCCCCGCGCCTCCCGCGAGGTCCTCCGACCGATACACCCACCCCCTGGAGGCCAGAAGCGTGCAGAAAGCGCACGTCTTACCGACCGGGACGCGCGCAAAGCGCGGGGCGCTCGGGTCCAGGTCCGCCGCCCGCAAGATCGACCGACGCGCACCCGTCTGAATCTCCCGCCCGATAGCCCCGGCCACGACGCGGATAGCCCGGCCCGGGTTGTCCCGCCCCAGGCCCGCCGCGTAGCGGCTCAAACGGTCGATCCGCTCCACCGAGTCAGCAGGGATCAACGCCTTCGGCGTGTACGCCGTCTTGTACGCCGGTCGCAGCTCCTGATACCAGTCAAGCGCGCCCTGCGTCAGCGCCGGGCCGTAAGCGTCGACAAGCTGCGCCAGGAAACGCTTCATCTCCTCGCGCGACAGCGGGATGTCCTCGAAATTCAGGACGCGGAACAGGCTCACGAGCTGGTCTTCCGCGCCCGTGAGCGTCGCCCTGACCAGCTGATCGTAGACCTTCAGCTGCTCAGATGAGGTCAAAATCACCACCCCCGGCAGCGGGGCCGCGAGCGCCACGCAGAATCGCGTCCAGGTTATCGCGCCCGCGCTGCTGCTCGATCTGGGCGCGCATCCGCGTGATCTGCTGGCGCGTGTAGCCCAGCTCCTCCAGGGCAACGTCCGTCTTGCCGATCTCCGGGATGGCCTGAATCTGCTTGATCATGGCATCCGACTGGGAGACAATCGACGGCCTGGCCGGGTTGCGCCAATGCGTCGAAATACGCGCCGCGTCCTCGGGCAGAACCCCATCACGCAGCATCAGGATGTTGCGATACACGCGGTTCAGCGCGTAACTGTTCGCGTCGTTGAAGTCAGACGCTTCGGTGACCAGCTCCTCGCGGGCTGCGTAAATCGCGTCCGCCGACGAGGGGTTGTCCTGGACGATGCCCAGGCTACCGACCGGGAGGGACAGTGCGCCCGCCAGCTCCTGCGCCAGCTCACGAAGCTGGTCGACGTAAGGCTGCATCGACTGCTGGGGAATCATGTCGACCTCGGGCAGGTCGCCTTCCTCGTCCCGAGAAATGCCCTTGACCGACCCGAGCCGCCACGACCAGGACCCCTTAATCTGGTCGAACGTCGCCTTGTCCACGCCACGGAGCAGCAGGCCGGGGGCCGTGAACAGCTCGGAGGACACGTCCATGCGCATAGACGCGCGCACGGCACGGTCCACGATGGACAGCACGCCGTCCGTGAGCCGCGAGCGCCCCAGCGGTCGATCCAGGTTGCCACGATAGACGAGCGCCTCCATAGGCGTGCGCCCCAGGTTGTGCTCCACATGCCCCGTGACAAACCAGCCCTGCATCCCCAGGGGAGCCATGCTCACCATGATGTGCGGGGTGAGCAGAATCAGCTCCGTAGGTCGACCGAGGTAATCCACGTCGTTGATGAGGAGGCCCGCGCGGATGCCCCGCCGACGTCGGTCCCACAGCGCCGCCGCCGTCATGGCGGAATACGGGAGGACGAGGACCGGCGGGTCACCCGCCGCCACGTCGCCTGGGAGCGTCGTCAGGAAGGCCACGCCGTGCGTCGCCGCGCTGGCGACCGCCTGCCCGATCTCCGTCGAAAATCGGTTCTCCTCCAGGATCGAGGCCAGCCCGTAGGGGTCCTCCGTACCATCCGGGGCCACCACGCCGTCCCAGTGGCAGCGCGACGTGAGCGAGAAGACGGCCTTCTCCGGCCAGGTGGACACCAGGCGCAGGTCGCGCGCGATCTCCCGAGGCAGCGCAATGTCCAGACTGTCGACGTACACCTTGCAATCGAGATAGGCCTGGCGGCGCGCGTTGCCCGGATAGCGCGCCTGCCAGGTGTTCACCAGCTCCTCCAGCGTCGCCTGGAGGTCACCAGGCAGGCCCGCCACGGTGGGCGTGGAGAACATCTGGGGTCCCATGCCCGCGATCAGACGCAGGTCAACGTTCGTACTCATGCGAGGGCCTCCTGGCTCCGGTTAGGGCGGCGGCGCGTCGTCCGCGCCATCCACAGCGCCACGCTCACGGCCTCCAGGGGCACCTCGTCGCCCTCCTGGGCCGTCGAGTGCCACCCCCACGCGCCGTCCACCGTCCTGATCTTCTTGTCTGACACCCCCACGGATGCGTCCAGGGGGTCGTTGGTCGCATTATACCCGCCAGGATGCGAGACCGTGCGACCCCTGACCGCGTTCAAGAAGCCCGAACAGGCCGTGAAGTATTCCTGGTTGTCCAGGACGTGCAGGTAGCGGCGGGGCGGGCGCAGGGCGCGCAGGTCCTGCTGGAGCGCCAACGCGCCCGAACGGCCAGACACACCCACCGCCGAATAACGGCCCCGGCGCTCATACAGCCATTCCGCGAGCGCAGCGCTGCTCATGGTCGAGAAGTCGCCCTCCTCCAGGCCGATCAGCTCGACGTGGGACACGCCGGTCTTGCGGTCGTGAAGCGCGCCAGCCACCGCGACGCGCCGCCCATCCTTCGAGAAAGCCACACCAAGGGCACGCACAGCGTGATCCGAGGTCAGCTCCGGGGCCAGCTCCGTGACTCCCGTCGCCTCCCAGTCGTCCAGGCCGATCAGGCGGCGGGTCGCATCGTCCGAGGCCCACCAGCCGAGGCGCTCGCGGGCGAACCCATCGTCCGAATACCGCTTGCGCTCGGCCTCGATCACGCTCAGCTTCAGACGGCCAGACGCGACCGCCGGGTTGGTCCGCACCCACAGGTCCCGGTCGTCCAGATCGACGTCGGCCAGCGACTTGGGCAGGCCCGGCGGAGACCACTCGTCCCAGCACGTGCGCGAGGACTCTCCGCTCAGCGCGTCGCGGCGCACACGCGAGAAGACTTCACCCTCCGCCGTCGGACCCGGCGGCGTGCCCGTGTATATCCACTGGGGGTCACCCAGCGGGGCCGCCGACGTGGTGGACAGGAGCGCCTCCAGCGCCTCGTCCGTGAGCTGCTGCGCCTCGTCCATGACGAGAATATCGACCGTGAAGCCACGGCCCGACCCCTTCGACCTCGCCGCGATCTCGATAGACCCGCCATTCTTCAGGAAAATGGCCTCCTGGCCGTTCACGTTGCGGACGTTCTCCACGAGGGCGTTCAGCTCGGGGAACTTCGCGCCGGGATCATTGGCCTTCTGCCCAAAAAAGTGCTTCAGGCGGCGGAAGTGCTTCTGCGCAGTCTTCACCTCGTGCGCCGTGTGCAAGATGCGCTCGCCCCGCCCGATCACGCCGAACAACTCCCTGACCTCCAGGGCGGCGTTTTTGCCGTTCTGGCGGGGCACGGCAAGCCCGCACGTGAGGTTGGCCCAGCTATCGCCCGCCGTCGCCAGCCAGTTGTCCAGAATCCAGGCCTGCCAGGGGTCCGGAATCAGCTTGTAGTCGGCTGCGAGGGATACGGCGAGGTCCCCCAGCGAGTCAATCGAGGGGGACGTGATGGTCACGACGGGGCGCTGGGAGGCCTCCAGCGCCTCCCGGCTAGGAGGCGCGGATGTCACGCTTGCGCATCCTCGCCTTGAAGATGTCCACGGCGGTCTCCTCGCGGCCCTTGGGAGGCGTGGGGGAGGCCGAGGGCACCGGGTTTTCCAGCTCGTAGAGGTCGCGGGACAGCTTGTTGGCGGCGTTCAGGAGCGCCGACAGGCTATCGGGCTTCGCCACCCGGATGGCCTCCCGTGCGGTGTCCAGGAGGTCGCGCAGCTCCGCTTCGCGGTCGTACTTCTCGGGCATGTCAGATCAGCCCCGCCGCGTCGGCTGGCAGCACCTCGTGGATGCCGGACTTTTTCAGGCACGTTTCCATGAGGTAGGAGACGTTCACGCCGGGCGCGATATAGGCTCGGACCGCGCCGTCGATGGCGCGGTTTCGGTTCGCAGCCGTGATCTGCTTGGGTGTGCGCAGGTAGACGCGGGCGCGGCGCTTGCGGTCCTCCAGGTACTCGGCACGGTGAAGCGAGTGGGTGCGGTACGTGGGGTCGTACTGGCCGACGAACGGCTGGAATTTGCGGCGCAGAGCGTCGCGGTTCGGGAAGATCACGACGGAGTGTGCCCCGTTGGGGGTCTCGTCGAGCAGATCGAGTAGGTCAAAGTCGTTCATGGGGCCGATTATAGCACGTTTGGGTGGTTTTAGCGCGTGAGTTTTCCTAGCGCTTAGGGGTGGTTTCGGATACCCCAGGGGGGTATTTCGCTTGGGCCTCTGGGTGTTCCTGGGAAACGGGGGAGGGGATACCGCCCCTTGTCAAGTGGTAAGTTTCCATTTCGGGCGTGAGGTTTGCCACATCCGGGACACTGGTTGTAGCAGTTCCTGGCACTTCGGTTCGGATGGTGCTCCCCATCCACTCACGAACGGGTTTCGGGTAGGTGGTGTTCACCATTGGATGCCTCCGACGGTGTGGGCCTGGGTTGGCCTGGGTTGGCTTGGGATTGGCTTTGAGCCTCTGCGCTGGTTGCATTGGCGGCATGTGACGCGGGCGTTGTCGATGGTGTCACGCCCGCCGCGTGCGGCTGGCACCACGTGGTCCGGTTCGGGGCTTCGGGGTTGGAGTGTGGTTCCCCAGGCGAGGGGTTGGCCGCAGTCTGGGCAGTGGGTTTGTCCGTTGGCCCTCGCGAGGTGGAGGACGCGGACGCGCCAGCGCTTGTGGCGTGCTGTGCCGGTGCGGGAGGTGCTGGGTCGTGGGGTCATGGGGTGAGTGTAGCACGCGGGGCCTACCTCGTGCGGCCCGATGCGCCTACCTCGTGGGGTGCGCGGGGCCGGGCGGCGGGGTGGTGGGTGTCAAGTAGGGTAGCGGTTTGCTTCTGTTACAGCGTGGTTTCAACGTTTGTGGGTGTTTTGTAACAAGAATTTGCCTTGTTACAGCCTTGTTACAACCTTGTTACACGCTTGTTACGGGTGTTTTTCGTTGGTATTCCGGGCTTTTTTACACTTGTTGTAACAGAGCGGTTCCATTTTCCTATATAGAGCAGATTTTTAGTGGAATTGTTCAGTAGTATAACAGGCTGTTTTACTACTGAACAATTTTTTCTTATTAGAAGTAAATAGGATTTATAGTTACGGGAACCGAGCGCTTTACCGCGTTTGCCTTGATATTCCGGGCGTAACAGGGTGTAACAAGCCTGTAACAAGAGTTGTAACAAGACCCTCGTTACGGCTTGTATCCGGGTGTCTTATATAGAACAAGCCGAAACGCGGCACGTGCGGGGCACGGGGCCACGAGGTCGGCCCACCACCCGGCGGCGCTCGACACCACACCATTCAAGCGCTAACATGGGGCGTATGGAACGTATCGAACCCTGCGGCAAGCGCCGCCCCTACGTCATCGACTATGCTCTCATCCCTGAGCCTGACTCTGATCGTCGGCTCCTCGTGGGCCTCGACTCGTGCGGCCACGTGTGGGTGAGCCTCACCGACGCGCTGCGCAATAGCGGCCTGACCGACGCGCCGCCGACCTATCGCGCGACGGTGATCGGCCTCGGTGGTGGCCGCGTCGTGCGCCCTCGTCTCGCGCCTGGTCGCATCCGCGCCATGCTCCCCCTCATGGTTGACGCGCCCGCGTGCGCCGCGCTGATCGCCCACACGGGGCGCGCCGGGCTTCTGCGACCGACCGGAGTCGTGCGCGGCTGGGTGGACGACACCCTGAGCCTGTACACGCTGCTGGGTGTGAACGCCGCGCCCGTGGTCTACCCGTGGCCCGAGGAGGTGGCAGCGTGAGCACGGAGCTGGAGTCCCTGGCCGAACGCCTCCTGCACGACAGAGTGATGGCGGCGGGCGGTCTGTGCCCGAAGCTCGCGCCAGTGGACGCGGGTACGCCTGATCGCCTGGTGATCTGGGAGGGTCGGGTGTATCTGGTGGAGTTGAAGCGCCCCGGCGGGCGCGTGCGGCCCATCCAGGTGGTGTGGCATAACCGTGCGCGCCGGGCGGGCGTGGAGGTGGTCCTGCTGAGCGGGACGGTGGAGGTCGCCGCGTGGCTGGATGATCTGGGGGTGCCGCCGTTGCCTCCTCGTCGTCGTGGGGGTGGCATGGTCCGCCGTTTGTGTGACTGACGTTACACGCGCTAGATGATGCGCTACTGGTCCCAGGGTGTGCTATACTGATTACGTCACCGAGGGACGGTGACCTGAACCGAAAGGACCAAGACAATGACCTTCTTCAACGCCTGGCAGCTTCAGGGCTTCAACGCCGAGCAGATCGACCTGATCAACAAGGCCGCCGCCAGCGGCGACTACGGCGACGACCCCCACCTGGAGGACATCAAGGCCGACTACTCGTTCGAGCTGAACGCCCTCGCCTGACCCACCCCGGAGGCCCCGCCACCCGGCGGGGCCTCCGCCCCTTGAAAGGACCGACCATCATGACCGCCAAGACCGACATGCTCCCTGACTTCGTGTTCAACCACCTGACCCGCCTCGCCCGCATCGGCTCCCAGATCGTCTGCGACGCGGAGAACGTGGTCCAGACCGTTGACGGGGAAGGGAACCTGTTTATCACGCTGACCTTCCCGGTCTCCTCCGTCACCGTCGAGGCGCACCCGGAGTACGACTGCCACCCCACCCACACGACCCACAGCCACGCCTGACCCCATTCGCCCCTGAAAGGACCAAGACAATGACCGAGAACAAGATCATCGAGCAGATTAGGCAGCTCCTGCGGATCGCCTCCGACCGGGGCGCGTCCATCAACGAGCGCGAGCTCGCCCAGCGTCGCGCCGAGCGCCTCATGGTGCGCTACCGCATCGAGAGCTTGCCCGAGGGTGACGCGCGCGCCAAGGACGAGGACATTACCTCGATGGATGTGGAGATCAAGGGCGGCTCCGCGTCGATGGCGCGCGCCATCGTGGACGGCCTCGCCACCCTCGCCCGCGCGCTGGACTGCTTCTGCTCGTGGAGGACGTACAAGCGGCACACACTCGCCACCATCGTGGGCACGCGCTCCGACCTCGCCTACGTCACCGAGTTCTACAACTCCGCCATCCTGTCCTACCCGTCGATGCTGAAGGACCGCCTGCGGCATGAGGACTTCTACAGTGAGTCCGAGCGCCGCAGGTTCCGCCGCTCCTACGTGATGGGTTTCTTCCATGGGATCGCGGACAGGATCGAGATCGCCACGAGGGAGGAGACCACCTCGACGGGCCGGGACCTCGTGCTGGCTTCCCGCTATCAGCGGGCCGAGGCGAAGGCGCGGGATGGTGTGAACATCCGTCCGGCGCACGGCCTCCTGATCGACCGTGATGGGGAGGCGAGCGGTGAGCGCGACGGCTACGTGTCCGGCATCGGCTGGATGGGTGAGCGCCTGGACGGCCCGCGCGTGGGGATCGCCGCGTCCTGACCCCGCGCCCCGCCGCCTTAGCGCTTTGTGTTGCGTGGGGCGGCGGGGTGCCCTATACTAAACATGTCACCGCCCCTGGTGACCCAGCATCCTTGAAAGGACCAACCACCATGATCAACCCCAAGTACACGCTCGCGGGCCTCGGCCTCACCGTGGGCCTTGCCGTCGCAGCCGCTGCGGCCCCTGCGCTCGCGGCCCCCAACACGCCCGAGCCGATCAGCGCGCAGGTCACGAAGGCCACGTCCGCGTCGCGCCAGACCACAAGCGAGGTGACCGTTGAGGGCACCTGGCAGACCCCGCGCCTGACCGTTGGCTCGACTCTCACCGTTGGCAGCGTTGACGGCGGCTTTGCCTGGAAGGCAGGTTTCCCCTTCACGCTGGACGACGGCACCCGGATTGGCGAGTGCGTCGCTGACCAGGCGACCCTCACCTGCACGGTGACCGAGGTTCCCGAAGCGTGGGCGGCGAAGCAGGACGTGTCCGGCACGTTCCACGCCCGCGCGCAGCTCACCGATAAGGCGGTGGGCACCGAGTCCACCCAGATCACCCTGAACGGTGAGACCGTCCGCGCCCTCGTGTGGGGCGATAAGGACGGCACCGGCACGTGCAGCAACGACTGCGCCAGCCCGGCGCACTACGAGTACGCCAAGCCGGAAACCCTGAAATACGGGTGGACCGATGCCAATGGGTCCATCGCCTGGGGCATCCAGTGGAAGGTGGACCCCGGCACCGAGTACACGATCACCGATGAGACCAACGCCCTGCACGCGGCGGTGAAGTGCAGCACCGGCCCCACGTGGGACCCCAAGACGACGAGCTGGACGGACGGCAAGCTGGACGACGCGAAGCACACGCTGACCTTCACGCCCCCGGCGGGCGCGCTCGTGTGCGTGACCTTCCCGGATGCGACGAAGCCCGTCGAGGGCCAGACGACCTACACGAACAAGGCGACGATCAACGGCCAGTCCTTCGAGGCGACCGCGACGATCAAGGCCAGCGGTGGCACGGACGGCGACGGCACCGTGAAGCCCACTCCCGCGCCTGCGCCTACTCCGACGACTGAGCCGACTCCCGAGCCGACCCCCACCACCCCGGCCCCGAAGCCCACGCCCACCATGCCGACGGTGGACAAGACCCCGGAACCCAAGGTCACCTCCTCCCCCGCCCCGGTCCCCTCGCGTGCGACCCCGAAGCCCGAACCGAAGGCCGACGCGCAGCCCGCCCCCGCGCCTACGACGCGCCTCGCCCGGACCGGCGCGACCCTCGACGGCATCGGCGTTGCCCTCGTGCCCCTTCTGATCGGCGCGGCGCTCGTCCTCGGCGGGCACATCATCGACCGCCGATTCACCAAGTAACACCTCCCCCGGTGGGGCCGCTGGACCATCGGCGGCCCCACCCCCTTGAAAGGACCCCATCATGCACAAGCTGCACGCGCTCGAGATCAACCGGACGACGAAGACCATCCTCCTGGACGGCCAGCCGATCAGCGTCATTGGGAAGATCGTCCCCTGCCTCGACGTCGATGAGGGCGAGCTGAGCGCCCTCATCACCGTTCCGCTGGCCTCGATCACCGTCAAGACCCCCAGCGGGTCTGTCCGCGTCGACGCGCCCGAGGCTGGCGAGTGAACGCGCCCCTGCGCCTCCACCCCTACCAGCAGGCGGCGGTCGCCCACCTGAAGGCGCACGACCGGGCGGGCCTCTGGCTCGACATGGGCTTGGGAAAAACCGCGTCGGTCCTGTCCGCGTTGGAGGAGCGCCATCTGCCCGCCCTCGTGACGGCCCCGGCGCGGGTGACCCGCGACGTGTGGCCCGAGGAAGGCGAGAAGTGGAGGCCGGACCTGCGCGTGGTGCCCGTCGTGGGCACTCCGGCGCAGCGGGCCGCCGCCTGGGCCACCGACGCTGACGTGTACGTGATAAGCCACCAGCTCCTGGGGGAGGCGGCGCGCCAGCCACACGGGTGGGAGACCTTCATCCTGGACGAAGCGTCCGGCTTCAAGAACCACCAGTCGAAGCGTTGGAAGGCCGCGCGCCTGATCGCCAAGACCGCCTCCTGCGTGTGGGAGATGACCGGCACGCCCTCGCCTAACGGTCTGATCGACCTCTGGGCGCAAATCTACCTCCTGGACTTCGGGGAGCGCCTGGGGCGCACACTGACCGGGTTTCGCCGCCGCTACTTCATGGAGGCGGGTCGCCTCCCGTCTGGCGTGGTGACTGGCTGGCAGCCGCGCCCCGGCGCGTCCGAGCGCATCCACGCGCTCCTGGAGGACATCTGCCTGTCGATGGGCACGGAGGGTCGCCTCCAGCTCCCGCCGCTGACCCTGAACCGGATCGGGGTCGACATGCCGGCCTCCGCGAAGCGGGCCTATAAGGACATGGCGACGCAGCTCGTCGCGGACCTCACCCTCCTGGGCGGGGTGCGGCACACTGCATCGACCGCCGCCGTCGCGTCCAACCGCCTGAGCCAGATCAGCGCAGGCTTCCTGTACGATGACGACCGGGACGGCTGGGACTGGCTGCATCACGCGAAGCTCGACGCGCTCGCGGAAGTGGTCGAAGGCACCGGCTCCCCCATCCTCGTCTTCTACCGTTTCCAGGCCGAACTGGAGATGATCCAGGAGCGTTTCCCCGAGTCTGTCCACGTGAGTGAGTCCGGCGCGGTGAAGCGGTGGAACGCGGGGCGTATCCCGATTCTGCTGGCGCATCCGGCCAGCGCCGGGCACGGCCTCAACCTTCAGCACGGTGGGCACACCATCGTGTGGACTTCGCTCCCCTGGAGCCTGGAGCAGTGGCAGCAGGCCAATAAACGCCTACAAAGGCAGGGGCAGACCCACCCCGTCGTCGTCCACGTGATCGAGTCTCGCGGTACGCTTGACCCGAACATCCTCCGGGTGCTGGAGGGCAAGGCCGAGATTCAAGCCGCCCTCCTCGGACACCTGGAAAGCCTCATCTAGCAGGAAGGACCAACAACAGATGAGCACCAAGACCGCCGCCGATCTCACCCTTGACTTGTCGGTCGCCCCGTCCGTATCGTCGCGCAGGTGGGAGGCCGCCACGCTGACGTGGGAGCGCCTCGTGGACCGCGCCCACCACCCGGAGTCCGTGAAGGACTGCGGCGGCTACGTCGCCGGTCGCCTGAAGGGCACCGCCCGCCGGAAGGGCCAAGTCGAGTACCGTAGCGCGGTGACGCTGGACGCGGACGCGGCCTCCGAGACCCTGCCCGCCGTCGTGGCCGGTCTCGGACTTCGCGCGCTCGTTCACTCGACGTATAGCCACACCAGGGCGCACCCGCGATACCGCGTGATTATCCCGATCATGGGGCCGGGCCTGAGCGAGGAGGAGTATCCGAGGGTCGCCCGCGGATTGATCGAGGCGCTGGGTGAAGCCCAGTTTGACCCGGGCAGCACGCAGCCGGAGCGCCTCATGTTCTGGCCTGCGACGGCCAACCCGGACGAGTACGAGGTGGTGGAGTGCCAGGGTGAGACGGCGACGGCGCAGGGCCTCCTGCGCGACTTCGGTGGCCTCCAGGCTACGCCTGACCACATGCCCGGCTCGAAGCGAGACCCGCTCGGCCTGCCCGGCGTGGCCGGGGCGTTCAATCGCGTGTACGACATGGCGCGGGCCGTCGCGGAGTTCCACCTCCCGTATGACCCGGTGGAGGGCGAGCCGAACCGCTGGCACTACACGCCCGCCGAGTCCGAGGGCGGCGTGATCGTCTACCCGGACGGCTACGTCTTCTCCAACCACGCGAGCGACCCGGCATACGGGCGGGCGCTGTCCATGTTTGACCTGGTGGCACTCCACGTGTATGGCGGGGAGGACCGGGCGGCGGGAGTCCCCCAGTCCACGGCCCCGGCGGATCGCCCCTCTATCCAGCGGGCCATGCGGGAGTTCGCGGCGCGCCCAGAGATCGTCACAGAGCTGGTCGCCGCCGACTTCGCGGACGTCGACGGAGACGAGGACGGAGCGGCCCTCCCTGAGTGGGTCCTGGAGTTTCACCTCCACCCCAAGACGGGAAAGCCCCTTGACGACGTGCATAACTGGGACCTCCTCATGCACCACGACCCCGTGCTGCGCGCCCTGGCTCGCAATGAGATGGACTTGACGACGGTCACGCGCCGCCCGTTTCCGTGGCGGGCCGTGGAGGCGGGTAAGGACGACGCGCTCACTAACGCCGACCGCGCCCAGATCAGCGCGCATTTGCAGCGCGCCTACAACATGCCCCGCCCCGCGCAGGAGCAGCTTAACGGTGTGATCGACATGGTGGCGCAGGACAACGCTTTCCACCCCGTGGTCGAGTACCTGGAGTGCCTGGAATGGGACGGCATCTCGCGTGTGGAAACGTACTTGCCGGGCGCGCAGGATGACTACACGCGACGGGTGGCTCGCCTGGTGGCGGTGCAGGCCGTGGCCCGCGCCCTCGACCCCGGCGTGAAGGTGGACAACTGTCTCATCCTGACCGGGCGGCAAGGCCTGGGTAAGTCGTGGTTTGTCGAGACGATGGCACGCGGGTGGACCTGCACACTCGGACCAATCGAAGGCGGCGGCCAGCGCGATACAGTCATGGCAATGACCCGCTCCTGGGTTACCGTCGCGGACGAGGGTTTCGCCATGAAGAAAGCCGACGCTGAAGCCCTGAAGCAGTTCGTCACGCTCACGCACGACGTTATCCGCCTGCCCTACGCTAGGGAGCACGTGAAGCTCCCCCGCCGACAGGTTATCTGGGGAACCACCAATGATGCCGTCTTCCTGCGTGCGCAGGAAGGCAACCGCCGCTTCCTCATCGTGGAAGTGGCCGAAAAGCTGGACTTCGGTAAGTACTCGGACGAGTACGTGAACCAGGTGTGGGCCGAGGCCGTCCGCATCTGGAAGACCAGCAAGGCCCAGTATGGCCTGAAGAACAACCCGGAGTTGTTCTTGTCCGCGTCGGAGGAGGCGGCGGCGGAGTCCGTGCGCTCGATGGCGACCGAGGAAGACTCTATGACCGGCCTCATTCAGGCTTACCTGGACACCCTCGTCCCCGAGAACTGGGTGGAGATGTCGCCCGAGGAGCGTATCAGTTGGCTACGCGACGAGGAACAGGGTATAGTGAGCGGCACACACCCAATTGATGTGGTGTGCTCGCTTGAAATCTGGGAGATAGCGCTTCAGCGTGAGCGAGGGAAGCACTCTCGTGTGGACATCCTCCAGATCACCAACGCGCTGAAGCAGTTGCCCGGCTGGTTCGGTCCCATGCCGAAGCCGACCAGGCTCCCGTTCTACGGGCCTCAGCGCGTGTTCGCCCGCCTGGACGAACCCACCGACCCGAGCGGCTCTACCGAGCAGCTCATCTAACCGATCACCGATCACCAAGGAGAACAGGACAATGGAAATCAACATCACTCTCGACGTGCAGGGCGCGACCGTGGAGGAGGTGCAGTGGCTGGCGGGCCTCCTGGCTGCGCAGCGCACCGCTCCCGCGCCGATCACCGTCGAGGTCGAGGTCGAGAAGGCAGCGCCCACCGCCCCGGCGGATGAGGAGAAGCCCGCCCCGAAGAAGGCGGCGGCGAAGAAGCCCGCCAAGAAGACGGCGAAGAAGTCCGACCCCGAGCCGGAGCCGACCCCCGAGCCTGCCCCGGCGGAGGACGAGACCGGCGGCGCGACCGTCGAGGACGAGACGGTCACCCCCGAGGCCGACCTGCTGGCGGTCGCCGTCGCGCGAGCCACCGAACTGATCGGCGCAGGCGAGCAGGACGCGATCAAGACCGCCCTCGAGGTGGCAGGCGCGCGCCGCGTCGGCCTCCTCAAGGGCGACCAGATTCAGGCCTTCCTCGACGCTCTCCCGGAGGCCTGACCAATGCCTCCCAAGGGACACGCGAACCTTGGGCCGTCGAGCGCGGCGCGCTGGCTGGCCTGCCCGGCCAGCGTGCCGCTCGCAGCGGCGGCCCCCACCCCGCCCGAGTCGCCC